ATTTATTGAGTTGGCTAATTTGTCAGGGGTTACAGAATCATCAGCAAGGTCTGCTGTATCTATTGCGAATGATGAAGACAGCATATCATTAGTAATGACACCACTACCGGGAACATTGGTAGTCCCTATATCGTTGATGCCTATAACTTCCATCTCATCAGTAGCAACCAGAGCGGTATCCAGAGTAAGCGTTGTGCCGGAGATACTATAGTTGTTCTGTTGCTTAACCCCGTTTATCGTGATGATAAGGGATTGCTCATTTGGGGGTGTCCAAGTCAGCGTATGCGTAGCAGACGTAGAACTGGTTACATCCAGCCTCCTTATGTCAGAGGCTTTTAATGCTACTTTACCTAGATAACTCATGTGATTTCAAGGATACCTAAGACTGCCTCTGCGTCAGAGTTTGCGCTGGCAGTCATGTGAACGTCACCTGTAGCCTCTAAATCTATAGGTTTATCAAGCACCAGAGTTGAGCCTGAAGGTACAGGAACTCCCTTAGCCACATGGTAGTAAGTATCTCCTGACGTTGCTCTAGCCTTTATGTCTACATCTACTGAGGCTGACCCGTCAATGTTACTTATGTAACAAGAGTGGATAATGGATGTTGTAGCTGCTGGCGCGGTATAGACAACACCTCCGCCCGTAGTTAGTGCAGCCCCCTGATTCTTAAACGTGTTAGCCATCCTATCCTCCTAATGCAATCGCCATCGCTATCGCTGTTCCTGCGGGATCGCCGGGTGTTATTGTTCCCCACGATGTGTCAGTGCCATCGTTAGTTAAATACTTTCCAGACTGACCAGACACGTTAGGGACTATGGCAGTAGTTGATGTAGATGGAAAACTGTTCTTCAGGACAGTCTTCAGCATCCTCAAATGGTCGTCGCCTTCTCCAACTGGGTCACCAACAACGGGGTTGGTATCGACTAATTGTGTTACCCAACTTGCAGATTCAAGAGCCATTATGCACTCGCTGCGGTAAGCGTTACTGTAACAGTTAAAGTATCTCCAGAAACTACAGACCTTGACGAACTAAAATCTACAACTCCATATAAGGTTCCAGATGTTCCTGACTTAGTGTTGATGGACGTTATGAAGGCCCCCGCTACTGTAGCAGTTCCATTTATCGAGAACGTAGCCTTACTCGCACTGTTGTCAATACTCCCTGCGGCAGCCGTGCCTAACGTCAGGGTCTGGCGTACAGACTCACTATAATCGGCTACAACTGCCCAACCCGAATGGGATGACATCGTGTCAGCAGCAGCCTTTGTACCTGCTCCTGCAAGCCCTACGTACCACGTAGTGATCTGAGTTCCACCATCAAGTACAATGCTTAATACATGGTTCAGACCTTCTGTAGTTACGAGGTTTTTATTTATTTCGCGCCACTTCTCCTGACCGTCAGAATCGTAGCAAACGACATCCCATGTATTCTTCAGGCCGATATTATAATCAGTATCGTGTTTCATTTTTAGACCTCCATCGGCCTTCATTGCTGGTTGTATATTCAATTAGGGTAGTCCACCTTTGTCCAAATAGTTGATGGGTCTGATACGCTAGACCAAGTTGTTGAAGGGTCACTTACAGAAGCCCAGGATGTTGCAACGTCAGATTCTGGATTCCAAAGGAATGCTGAGGATGACGTGTAAGCTACGTTTAGTGCGAATGCTATAGAGTCCTCAAACGCTAGGTTACCTGCTGATGTGTAACCATGCTCCATAGCGTAGATAATGCTCTCTACTAGATCATGTGTAGATGTCTTAGTAGCAGTAAGGTCTATCTCAAAAGACGCAGAAGCTGCTAGATCCAGCCCTGCAGAGCTTGTGAATCCCTCACTAACCGCAAATGTAGCTGCACCAACAGCATCCAATACAGAGGAGTCAGTAAATCCTGAGTTCAGAGCAAAAGCTATACTTTCCCCTAATGTGTGGTCTGAAGAGGATGTATAACCCTCTGATATAGCAAGAGTACAAGTATCCGCTTTAGCAGGTGTGTTCCAATTTATCCCTATTGTTGACCATGTTATAGGAGAGCCTGCACTAGACCATGGAATTGGGGCTGTCAATAGTAGCCACCCGTATTCATCACTCTAAGCGCTGACCCTGAGTGACGATCCTTATTGTCTTGTTCCTGTAAAGCATCCACAGCTTGCTGGAAACCCTGCATCCAAAGCGGGACCCGCTCATCGTTCATAATAAATGGCTCCGCTTCTAGAAGCGCCCCGTAGAGATAGATGTCTGGGTTGTCCGTAAGCATTGCTTCCGTTGGGTTGGTGGTAGACAAGGAAGTGATCTTCTTATAGAAAAGCATCTCAAGGGTCATTACGGATCCAGGGATAGGCCCTAACTGGATCTCATTAGCAACTATAGTGTAGAACTTAGGCGTGCCTGTTTGAGTGCTGCCATACAACCTGTCGTATATCTCAGGGGATACATACTGTACAGGTGTTATTGGGGTGGTATTAACCTGGAAGTTACGCATCTGTATGTAGCCAGTTGGGAGAGCATAGTTTCTCTGCCCATTCACAGTAGATGCCGTGTACTTCCCCTCCATCAGCCTCAACCGTAATACCCTGTTCATTCTCGCTTCAGCCAAAGCGATAAACTCAGGTATCCTGTCTGTTAGATCATCTCTGTCTAACCAGTTAGCTACAGCTGTCTGTAGTTCTGAATAAGTGCTTATTGCCATTTTCTATGTTCCGGTGGCTTAGAGTGGCCTTTCCAATCAGGGGGAGGCGGTGTTAAGTAAGAGAAATCGTTAGGACCTTTTAGGAATCCATAACGCTTTCCATAATGCGGTATGACCTTACCAAGGGGAAACCTACCTGCGAATTTAAGCAGTGGGCATACTTCAGGTAACCATAAGTCTATGCCACGCCCCTTAGCAAACCCTAGTAGGTACTCCACGTTAGGTCTTTCGTCCATGTATTCGTCAGCATGTCCCCAACCACCCTGACCTATAAGATCAACCCCCCAAAGAGCTATTTTGTCGTAACCCTCGTAAATAGCTAACCCAAGCATATAGGCTATAGAGGAGTTGTAATAGTCACCTACAAGGGAAGAGACTTCCTCCAGGGGGTACGCCGTGGCATTGGGTATCTCATCGTAAGCCTGCTGCATATATAGCGGAACGTCCAAGCTCCGCAACCTATCCAAGTAGTCAGGCTGGTAGAAGGAAGGTATAGCCTCCTTTATACACTCTAATGGGTGGACGTCGAACAACCTGTCAAAATAAGGGAACTTACCATTGTCCCATGGTAGTCCCCACGTTTCCCAAGAAGAGTCTGTGTAGGGCGCGTCGTCGTGCGTAGACGGAGACAGGCCTACGATAGCGACTTGCTTCATCTAGTCAGTTCAGAAACGTAGACAGTCCCGCCAGTGCTTACCTGTATAGCAGCAACCTTTTCTCCAGGGCTAATACGGTATGTGGTAGGCCAATCCTTTTTGTGAAACACGCCGTTGGTAGCCGTTGCTGTAGGTGCAGCCGCGAATGTTATATAAACATCTTCAGTGGCTGCTATTGAAACCGCATAAGTCTGAGCGCCCACAGCACTACTCGTAGCAGCAGATGTGCCACTGGATGTAATGGTCTGCGTTGCGCCAGCTGGACGGTAAAGATCAGATTCTAAATGAGCCATGTCCTATCCTCTATAGATTTGTTGGTGCTACTTTGAAATATTTGTAATCAGGGTTATTAAGGTAAGCAGCCAATAGTTTAGTGTCCTTAGCAACCTCCCCATTAGAGTCTTTCATCCACTTTTCCCATACCGTAATTGGTATAGAAGCAGCGTGATGCCATTCACCCCTCTTACCAAGGGTGAGCTTATCTCCGTATGAGTTATACCTTGACTTGTTATCATCAAGGATAGGCTTAGCATCTTGCGTAGTTTTGAACCTAAACTTGTTTTCTGTTTGGTCAAACTGCATTTCTGTGCTACGAGCACCATCACTTTCAACGATAAACTTATCAGACATAACCAATCTTCCCTACTTTAGGAGCCCCATCAGCGGGGTTTCCATCTATGTAAGCCTTCCTTAACCAACCAGCAGCATCTTTAGGCTCAGATGATTTCTTCTTTGCCTTCTTAGTCTTAACCAGTTTGTTAGCGACAGACTCTAGTTCCTTGTCGAGATTCTTCATACTTACTTTCCGCCAGCCTTACGCCCTCTCTTCACAGCAGCTGCATGACGCTTCTTAGCAGCTTGTCGAGCAAGGGTTCGAGCTTTCTGAGCCTTAACGTAGCCAGCGCGATTTCCTTTGAACTTCTTAGCTAGATCAGTAGCGCCCGAAGCCCTATCTTTCTTTTTTACCACACCCTTTCCGCTCCAACCTGTCTTCTTTCCACCACCAGCTATGTCAGATAGTTTCTTACCTGTTTTAGCGGCTTCTTTAGCTCTTTGGCGTGTGGTACTTTTACCTGTGTACTTACTCGCTATTCTTTTCTTTATAGCGGTCCTTCTGCCCTTACTTAGCGGGTTTTTGATAGTCATACTACATTCTCCCTATAAGGATGGGGCGGGTTTCCCCGCCCCGTACCTTGTTAGCTTACTGAAGCTAGAATACCGCTGGATGCCTCGTTTTTAGAGACAAGACCGTATTCAGCGACAAGCATCTGCTTTACAGCATCGCCCGTCTTTGCAAGATCAACTGTCTGGAAGGGACGTAGCCATGCGATGGCCCAGTAATCCATATCCAGGAAGAAGATGTTTGCAGCAACAGAACCAGGACCATCTTTCGATAAGTTTCGATCCGGAACGATTTTGAACGTACCGAAGTCTGAAACATACACGTCAACAGCTGCCACAACCGAAGCTGGGGACGCTGAGTTAGCTGACGTGCGAAGCTCCGAAACTGTCTGTGACAGAGCGGAGATGGTCTGCTTTACGTTTGATGGAACAAGCATCATGTCTGGGCTACCACCAGCATCATAGCATTCCTTAATGGTTGCTTTGATGTTAGCTTCTGAAGCAGCAGCAGTAGATGTGTTGTTCACCATAGCCGTAGTACCAAGACTACCAGCAGAGGCAGAACCACCGGAACCACCCGCAACGTGACTTGTGTTAAGCCACGCAGGGATACCTGCGGTTGCCCGTGCTTCCGTTGAGTCACCAGCATTACGTATGATGTTTTGAGTGAGCATGGATTCCATGTCTCTCTTCATACGTTTGCCGTTTTTAGCCAACTGGTAAGCCTGATGCTTGCCATGCCCGGCATAGTTCATTACCTGATCTGTACCGGAGGTTTGATTTACGTATTGACTTATCTGGCAGTAATTACCAAGTCGCGTTGGGAGCACCCGTGCATCGGCAGCGATTGAATCGTCGCCCTCAATCTTCCGGTTAGCAGCACCAGCCGTAATCGAGTCGGTCTGCCATTCGTAGAATGTGTTGTCAGCAGTGGTTTTAGCACAACCTGACATGAAGGGTGTGTCCATAGGAGCGATATTGTAAATTACGTCAGACAAATCCTCACGGATCGCCACAGAACTATAAGTCAGTGACGTATTCGTAGCAATTGCCATAGTTATATCCTCGTTAGGAGTTCATCATATCCTCAAGCAAAGTGACCGCATCGTCGATGTGGCCTGTTTGCTTCAGCCTTTTCATAGACTTAGTACGCTTACTCTTTTTATCCGATGATTTACTGGCACCTTTTCCCGACCTAACTACTCTAGGCTTGTTCTTTAGTTTTTTCGACTTTATATCAGACGAATTTAGCTTATCGTAGAGCATTGCTTTCCTAAGAACTAACAATGCACGGTGGTCTACTAAGTCAGAGATCTCTTGATCTGCAAATCCCTGGTTTTTAGCATAATCGCGTAGGCCAAGACCAATCTCACGCTGCTTTTCTGGATCGCCCCATTCAGGTAAAGCATCTACTAGAAGTTTATGCTCCTGTTGAAGGGTCTGAGCGTGTAATTTCTTAGCATCCTCAGCTTGTTTCTGCTGTACAGCGTGTTGTTCACGCTGCATGGACTGGATACGCTCTTGTAACTCACGATACTCTTCTCGCTTTGTTACGTACTCTATCGGGTTGGTTGCCTTCAGCGAATCCCAATCAACCTCAACAAACTGGTCAAAATTCTGAGCAGTATTGTCAATGATATTTTGGAGAGTCTGCATGTACTGCTGTCTTTCATTCCGAATCTGCTCAGTTTCAGCATTCCACATTTGAGCGACTGCTTCCGCCTTCTTACGTTGTTCGGAAATCTCTTGCGTTTTTCGCGTGTAATCTGACTGTCTTGAATATCCCTTCAGAAGCTCGTCAAGGGTTACTTCCTGCTCTTCACCATTTACGGTGACAGCGTAGAGAAGGTCCTCTTCTTCCTCTGTCTGGTCGTCAGCGCCCTCATCGTCCTCTTCTTCAGACTCTTCAGGCTCCTCTTCCGTAGTTTCCGCCTCCTCTACAGGTTGGGCTTCCTCTTCTTCCGTAGGTTGCTCTTCTTCAGTTTCAGGTGTTTCCTCTGCAGGTTCCATCAACTTCAGTAGTGCGTTTTGTGCTTCTATTAAACTACCTTCCTGAGCGTTTCCGTCAGGTACTGCTTCTTGCGGGGCTTCTTGCGTATCCGCCATAATTAAATTCCTCTTAGATGAATGGGTGTTGCTCTGAGAGTATCTTGTCCATGTGTCCAGATTCAACTATGGACGTTACATGACCATACACTCTGTCGAGCAGTCGCATTGCAAGCCAGATAGACTCTCTGGCTTCAACTTCTGTTGAACCACTAGCGTTCCAGCGGTCCATTAAATCTTTTCTTAACGTGTCAAATGCCTCGTTAAATAGGGGGTCGTCGAGTAGTCTCTTTGCTCTTAGTTCTCTTTCTTGGTCGATCATGTAGCTCCTATCGCCACCGCCCGTTTCTGTTCACGCTCTAACTGAAGCTCCTGCATCTTCAGTTGAGCATCTACTTGTCCTTCAGCAGCCTCCAGTTGGAGTTTCTGTTGTTTGATCTGTACTTCAGCGATCTTCAC